CTATGACGCGTTAGAGCGTGATAAAGCTATCGCATGGGTTAGGCGTAATGTGACCGTACCACTATCTGAGCCAGCCATCGCGGGTATCGCTTCTTTTTGTCCGTATAACATCGGTCCCGCTAAATGCTTCCCCTCTACGTTTTATAAGAAGTTGAATGCCGGTGATCGTATTGGTGCTTGCGCCGAGATCAAGCGCTGGATATTCGATGGCGGCAGAGATTGTCGGATTAAAGCAAATAATTGCGCGGGGCAGCCGGTGCGAAGAGGGCAGGAGTCGGAGCTTACTTGCTGGGATATTGATAAATGAATACTAGATCAGCGATCACCATCGCAGCTGTAGCTGTTCTTGCTTTTGGTACCTATTACTACCACGACAAATACCAAGAGCAAACCGAAGCAATTGAGCATCTGCAGGGGGAGATTGATGGACAATCTTCGATCATTGCTGGGCAGTCTTTGCAGTTCAACCGTTTTAATCAGATAGCGGCGGCAGCGGGTCAGTATGGCGTGACAGTCCAAGCCAAGACGCAGGAGAAAGAAATTGAATACCGCAGGATTATTGAGAAAGAGCCGACCTGTGATCTGCTTATCCCTGCTGATATTGCTAGCGGGTTGCTCGGGTACACGTACCGTTTACGTGACACAGCCTTGCACACCACTACCGGCGACGTTGACTCAGATGGTGGTTCCGCCGTTGCCCCCAACTCGATAACGTATTGTCAGGCTGTTCTGTGGATTAGGCCGCTATTGGCAACTATTGATCAGGCCAACAATCAATTGGCAGATATTGTAAGAGCAGAAGAGGAAAGAAATGACACGCAAATTAGTATTAACAGCAGGGCAAATTAAAGCGCTGGCAGAGTTTGCAGCGAAAGAAAACCAGCCTTCATACACTATTTGTTGTGGTTCGATTGAGGCATTCGAGTCAATTGATGGTACGCGAGTTAGAGAGTATAGCGGTTTAATTGCTTATTCTGACTCTGTGGATAGTGGTGTTCTTGCTCTGGACAAGCATTATTGCAAGATTTAGATGAACGCATGCATTAATGCTGTATGCCCAGACTGTTGTGGTTAACTAAGGTTATTACTGAGTTGATATGGGCTATTTAAACATTTTGCTCAATTTCATGATGTCAGACACGCCTTCTCTGCGTAATATTTTAGGTATGTTATCAGTGTTATTGTAGATACTCGGATTCTTTAGATCCTCAATTATTCCTGCAGCGGTAGCTAATGCAGAAACAACATCATCATTTTTTACGATGACAGTTTCATCACGCCATGTTGTTAATAGGATTTTATGGCCTTTACACATTGTTTATTCCTTCTTGAATATAAACGTAATTACCCCTATGGGTTCCTTAGTGTATGAGACCAAAGCTCTAATTTAAATTTTTTAGCAATTTGTGCTATTAACAAACATCCTTATAGGCCATCAACTCTGTCCTTTTGTATTGGAGCTACCATGCCAGCACGAATACCAAGAGCTTGTCGTAAGCATGGCTGTCGCAATACAACCACTGACCGCAGCGGTTATTGCGATGAGCACCGCAATACTGGTTGGGAGAACCATCAACAGGGCAAGAGCCGCCACGAACGTGGCTACGGGAACAAGTGGACCCTCATTCGTAAGCGCATCCTTAATCGTGATAAGCACCTTTGCCAAGCCTGCTTGCGTGAAGGGCGAGCCATTCCCGCGACCACGGTTGACCATATCAAACCTAAGAGCCATGGCGGTACCGACGATGATGCCAATCTTGAGGGATTGTGTTGGCCTTGCCATCGAGCCAAGACCGCCAGAGAGCGATTGGGATGAGGGGGAGGGGGGATCAAATCTCTACCCCTCTCAGCCTAAAGGACCGCCGCTTTAGTCAAATTTTTACGCACTCGAAATAAGGAATTTTTTTTCGATGATTTTTAACATTTGGGAGCGCAGAAAATGGGGACGGCAATGCGTGCCGCTGGAGGGGGAAGAAAGCGAAATACCAGCGTAAAAAATAAAAGTAGCCTTACGCGGATCGCTCCCCCAGCAGAGCTTTCAAGTGAAACGGCAGTTCGTCTCTGGAAAACCCAAAGCAAAATATTAATCGAACGTGGGACTTTCGAATTAGAAGATGCCCCACTTTTGCTCGCGTACTGTAATTCGTTTCATCTCATGATCGTGGCGGAAAAAGTGATAGCCAAACAAGCCGAAATTGATTTGGAGAATATGGGTATCGCAGATGTTGGGGGGACTGGTGGATTAAAAAAACATCCCGCCATTGCCGTTCGTAATGACTGCGTCTCGCAGCTTGCTCGGTTGGGTTCGTTACTCGGGCTTGATCCTCTTAGTCGTATGAGGATGGTCGGTGGCGCAGAGCCTGATGATGATGAGAATGAATTCGATGGGTTTTAACCATGGCGTCATACCCGAACGTGAATGCCGCCCAGCAATATGCAAGGGAGGTCATTAGCGGGAAAATTCCTGCGTGTAAATATGTCCGATCCGCATGCCAGCGGCATTTTAACGATCTGGAGAAATCCAAAAATAAGGATTGGCCATATCGATTTGATAGAGACAAAGCAGAAAGAGCCTGCCGGTTTATTCAATTACTCCCGCATACCAAAGGTGAATGGGCAAAGCGAAAGCTGAAAATTACGCTGGAGCCGTGGCAGCAGTTCATTTTCGCGATGGTTTTTGGCTGGCTTAAGAAGCGAAACAAAATGCGCCGCTTTCGTGAGGCGTATACCGAAGTTCCCCGCAAAAACGGTAAGTCCTTATTTGCGGCGGGGGTTGGTATCTATATGTTTTGCGCAGACAACGAATACGGCGCTGAGGTTTATTGTGGTGCGACGACAGAACGCCAAGCATGGAAAGTATTTGAACCCGCGTTGCTGATGGCGCAAAAGCTACCAAACCTGCGTAAAAAATTCAGTATTAAACCTTGGGCCAAAAAAATGACGCGGCCTGATGGTTCAGTATTTGAGCCTGTGATTGGCGATCCGGGTGATGGTGATTCGCCTTCGTGCGCATTGATTGACGAATACCATGAGCATAAGACCGATGCATTGCTGACCACGATGACGACGGGCATGGGCGCACGTGAACAGCCGTTAGCATGGATCATCACAACGGCGGGATTCAGCCTCGAGTGTCCATGCTATGAAAAGCGCCAGCAAGTGGTGGAAATGCTCGATGAGATAATCCCAAACGAAGAGCTATTCGGCATTATCTATACCCTTGATGAAGGGGACGATTGGACACAGCCAGAAGCGTTGGCGAAAGCGAATCCCAACATAGGGGTATCTGTAAAAAATGATTATCTTATCGCTCAGCAGACGCTTGCGATTAATGTTCCATCGCAAACCAACAAAATTAAGACCAAGCATTTTAATTTATGGGTTTCTGCGAAATCAGCTTATTACAATCTTGAGAAATGGAAAGCATGCGCGGATACCTCATTAAAAATCGAGGATTTTTATGGTGAGGACTGCGACCTTGGGATTGACCTTGCTTCAAAACTTGATTTGAACTGTGTGTGTCCTGTTTTTAAGCGAGTGATCGACGGGCGCATACATTATTTTTGTGTAGGTGCTCAGTTTTGGGTGCCAGAAGATACCGTCTTTTCGCCTGATCCGGCGCTGAAAAGAACCTCAGAGCGTTATCAGAAGTTCGTCAATATGAAGAAGCTGATTGCGACCGATGGTGCGGAGGTTGATAACCGCCAGATATTTGAGCATATCGTTGCGCTAAACAGCACAGTGAAAGTGCAAAGTTGCCCAATAGACCCCCATGGCGCGACGAGCATTTCACACCTTCTTGCTGATGAGGGGTTAAGCCCTATCACCATTATCCAGAATTACACAAATATGAGCTCCCCGATGAAGGAATTAGAGGCGGCTATAGCCAGCGGTCGATTCCATCATGATGGGAACCCTATTTTAACGTGGTGTATCAGTAACGTTGTGGGTAAGACGATCCCCGGTAGTGATGATGTTGTAAGGCCGACCAAAGAAGGCGCAGAGAATAAAATCGATGGCGCCGTTTCTCTGATCATGGGTATTGGTAGAGCGATGCTGAATGATCATGGAGATTTCCTATCAAACCTCGATCCTGATGAAGACCTGTTAATGCTATGAAATCAATGATTATCGATGTTATCGGGCTCACCGGTTACGGTCTGCTCTCGGCGGGGGCTTATCTGAAATTTGGGTTAGCTTTCGCTCTAATGTTTTCTGGCGCCATTTTATTGGGTGGTGCTTTATTGGCTGCGATGAGGGGGAAGCATGCTGCTTGATGCGATGTTTCGCTCGGAGTCTTTAGAAAATCCGGCGACGCCGATCACGGGCGAAAATGCCGATACTGACAATATTTTTGGGCGGGATGTACACGTCAGCGCGGAAACGGCTATGAAACTGGCCGCGGTTTATGCCTGCATTTATGTCCTTTCATCCAATATTGCTCAAATGCCGCTGCATGTTATGCGTAAAAGCAATAACAAGGTTGAGCCTGCGCGGGATCACCCCGTTTTTTACCTCGTTCACGATGAGCCTAATATTTGGCAAACCAGCTACAAATGGAGAGAGCTCAAACAACGGCATATTTTGGGATGGGGAAACGGTTATACATGGGTTAAGCGAGGGCGCCGTGGCGAAGTGACATCCCTTGAATGCTGTAATCCATGGGAAACCACCTTGCTGAATACGGGGGGGCGGCATACCTACGGCGTTTATAACGATGAAGGGGCTTTCGCTATTAGCCCTGATGACATGATCCATGTTCGAGCCCTAGGCAATAATCAAAAAATGGGTTTAAGCCCGATTATGCAGCATGCCGAAACTATCGGTATGGGGATGAGTGGCCAGAAATATACCAGCTCATTTTTTAATGGAAATGCGCGGCCTGCCGGGATTATTTCCGTTAAAAATGAGTTGAATGATCAAAGCTGGGCCCGTCTAAAAAGTATGTGGCAGAAAGCGGTCGCGGCGTTACGCAGCCAAGAAAACAAGACCATGTTACTCCCAGCGCAGTTGGATTATAAGGCGCTCACTGTCTCTCCTGTTGATGCTCAGCTTATCGATATGATGAAGCTAAATCGCTCAATGATAGCGGGGATTTTTAATGTTCCTGCTCACATGATTAATGACCTTGAGAAAGCCACATTTAGCAATATCAGTGAGCAAGCCATTCAGTTTGTCCGCTATTCCATCATGCCGTGGGTAACGAACTGGGAACAGGAGCTAAACCGCCGTTTGTTTACTCGCTCGGAGCGTGCCGCTGGGTATTACAGCCGCTTTAATTTGGCCGGTTTGTTACGTGGTACGCCAAAAGAGCGCGCGGAGTTTTATCACTATGCCATTACGGACGGCTGGATGAGCCGTAATGAGGCTCGAGCGTTCGAAGATATGAATCCGCGCGATGGCCTAGACGAAATGTTGGTGAGCGTTAATGCCGCACAGCCAACGAAAAAACACGAAACGGTGGAGCCGGAAGATGAATGATAGAGAAATACGCTGTTTTGACACAGAGCTGCGTGCCGAACCCCATGAGTCAGGGCCAACGCATATTATTGGCTATGGCTCTGTTTTCAACAGTCGCTCGGAGCTTATTTGGGGGAGTTTTCGAGAGATTATCAAGCCGGGGGCATTTGATGATGTGCTTGAGGATGATGTTCGTGCGCTGTTTAACCATGATCCTAATTTTATTCTTGGGCGCCGATCTGCAGGAACGCTTGCACTCAGCGTGGATGGAAAGGGGCTTCGGTATGACATCACCGCGCCAGATACGCAAACGATCCGTGATCTCGTTCTTGCACCGCTATCACGTGGCGATATTAGCCAGAGCTCGTTTGCATTTCGTGTCGCGCGGGATGGTGAGGAATGGTATCAGGATGAGGATGGCGTTGTTGTTCGTGAAATAAGCAAAATTTCGCGTTTATTAGATGTAAGCCCGGTGACCTATCCGGCATATCAGGAGGCGGATTCAGCAGTGCGATCCCTCGCTGCATGGAAAGAGGCTCGTGATTCGGGTGACCTCGCCAAAGCAGTCAATCAAAAAATGGCGCGTGAGCGCGTGTTAACTCTTTTAAATCTATAGGAATGGCATCATGAAATTGCACGAGATGAAACAGAAACGAAATACTATCGCCACCGATATGCGCGCTCTGCACGATAAGATTGGTGATAACGCTTGGACGGACGAGCAGCGTGCAGAATGGAACAACGCTAAATCTGAGCTGGACGGGCTGGATGAGCGTATTAATCGCGAAGAGGAGCTACGGCGCCAAGACCAGAAATATATTAGCGATCGCGAACCTGAGCAGCGTAACAACCAAAACACCGAGGGTACTCAGGATGAAAAACGAGCTCATGTTTTTGATAAATGGATGCGTTCGGGTGCTGGTGAGCTGAGCAGCGAAGAACGCCAAGTATTGAAGGAATTACGTGCTCAGGGTGTGTCCCCCAGCGAAAAAGGAGGATATACCGTACCTAGCACGTTTTTAGCGCAAGTCGTTGAGCAGATGAAAGCCTACGGCGGTATTGCTAGCGTAGCGCAAATTATGAATACGTCGGACGGTAAAACAATCGAATGGCCAACGGCAGATGGTACAAATGAGATCGGGGAATTACTCGGTGAGAATAACGAAGCCAGCGAAGAGGATACTGATTTTGGTATGGCTGATTTGGGGGCTAAAAAGCTGTCCTCTAAAATCATTCGTGTATCCAACGAGCTTTTGCAAGATAGCGCCATTGATATGGAGGCGTATTTAGCTCGCCGCATTTCTGAGCGTATTGGCCGTGGTGAGGCGCGTTATTTAATTCGCGGTACCGGCGCTGGAACACCTCAACAACCAAAAGGTTTAGTTGCTTCTGTTTCTGACACTACCTCGACGGCATCAGCAACTGGCTTCACATGGAAAGAAATGAATACGTTGCTGCATAGTATTGATCCCGCATATCGCAACGGTCCAAAATTCCGCTGGGCATTCAACGATAAAACGTTGCAAAAAATTGAAGAGATGGAGGATGGACAAGGTCGTCCGCTATGGCTGCCAAATATTGTTGGGGGAACACCGGCGACCGTGTTAAACGTGCCATACGTTATTGATCAAGAGATTGAGGATATTGCCGCGGGTAAAAAATTCCTGTTTGCTGGCGATTTCAATCGCTTCATTATCCGCCGTGTTAATTACATGGTCCTGAAGCGTTTAGTAGAGCGCTATGCCGAATTCGATCAGACGGGGTTCCTCGCATTCCATCGTTTTGATTGTGTATTGGAAGATGCCTCTGCCATTAAAGCGCTGGTGGGTAAGGGCGCCGAAGCGTCGAAATAACTCTCTGGACGTTCACTGAGAATACTGATGCCGCGTTAGCGGTTTTTTTGTGCCTGCGATCTGGTGATCGCAGGTTTCAGGAGTTGCTATGACCCCCACCATTGAGGAATTACGCCAGCAATGCCGAATCGATGATCCTGCAGAGGATTCACTTTTAACCACGTATGCCATGGCAGCACGCAAACGCGCCGAAAATTATGTTAATCGCAAAATCTACGATGACGCCGTCCCTGAGCACGAGAGTGAAGGATTGCTTCTATCGGAAGACATTAAGTTAGCCATTATGCTGGCTGTTGGTTTTTGGTATTCCAGCCGCGAAGCCGATGAAGTACCCGCCGGGTTCTATTCGTTGCTTCAACCCTATCGATACATACCGCTATGACGCGATTATTGGCTGGCGAGCTGAATAAACGCATTACATTGAGACGGATTGAGCAACGGCGCGGCCCACTTGGAGAGCCGCTGCCGGAGGAGCCGGTAGACGTGGCAAAGCTATGGGCAAAGGTTGAGCCGATTTCTGACCGTAAAATCCGCACCTCCGAACAGCAGCAGGTTGTCCAGACCTACCAATTTACGCTGCGACCGCGCGAGGATGTTGCGCAGGACTGGCAGGTTGTTTTTGGGCAACAGTTCTTCACGGTGCGCTCAACCGATCGTACCCATGCCGATCGGCTCATCATTACGGCGGAGGCGGATATTCGTCATGATAGAACAGGCCATTAAAACAGAACTGGAAGCGCTCACCGGTCTGCCGGTTTATCCCTTGTTACTACCAGCCGATGTGGTGGAGGGGATCACTTATCAGTGCGTGTCCGATCCGCCACTTGAAACAGGGCTTGTGCGGACTTCGGTAGTGCGTGCGCGTTTTCAGATACGCATCATTATTCTTAATGATTACACGCGATTGAAAACGTTAGATCGGCAGATTTGGGGCAAGTGGCAGACGATACGCCACGGCTTTATTGCCGATTTTCCCGTTCAGTATGTCGAGCGCGGAAACCTACGAGAAACACCGACCCCACAAACCAGTAACCAGCAACTCTATGATCTCTTACGGGAGTATTTCATTACGTATGTCGAGGTTTCCCCATGATCACTATCGAGGTGAAAGGACTGCAGGAGCTTGAGCGGCAATTATTGGCCATGGGGGATAAGGCCGTCAAAGTGATGCGTAACGCGGGGCGCGAAGCATTGGCTCCGGTACTGGAAGATATGAAAGCGCACGCTGGATTCGACGACGCCAGCGCCGGTGAGCACATGCGCGATACCATTAAAATCCGCAGTACCAGCCGTATGAATGATGATAAGTACCTTACGGTGATTACGCTGAGAGTCGGCCCCAGCAAAAAGCACCATATGAAGGCGCTGGCGCAAGAGTTCGGCACCATCAAACAGGTGGCAGCGCCGTTTATCCGTCCTGCCATGGATTACAACAAATCCCGCATTCTTCGCGTTCTCGCCGTCGAGTTACGCGCCGGTATTGAACAGAACCAATAGCACTCGCTATACCAACCAAATGAAGAGAGAAAACGATGGCTGATGATAAAAAAACTTCGCCAGAATACGCCATGCTGCCTGCGGGTACCGTGGTGAAATGGGGCGCGGTAGGCGCTGAGGTTGCCGCGTTAAAACCGCTGATTAACTGTAAGGCGTTGGGGGCAACGGGGCAGACGGGTAGCTTTGTGGATTGCACCACGCTGATTGATACCAGCAAACAGTTTATTTCTGATTTACCGGAGGGGCCTGAAAAATCGCTGGGCTTTGTTGACGATCCGGATAACGAGGATTTTGCTGATTTCTTAAATGCCGCTGAAGCACGTCAAACGGTGCAGTTCTATATTGAGCTACCGAACCGCCGAACGGCCACAATGCTGCTGGCGTTATCTGGTTGGCAGATGAATGAAATCACCGCTCCGGCAAGTGAGGTTATCCAGATCACCGTACAGGGTAAACAAAACAACCTGAAGTGGGGGGTTGTCCCAAAGCCGTGATCAACGTATCGGTTCAACCTACTGGCGCAACACTGGCGGTAGGCGATGCGTTGGATTTATCAGTTACCGCCTCGGCAAGCAATGGGGCGCCGCTGTCTTATCAGTGGTTTAAAGACGGCAAAGCGATACCCGCCGCAAATACGAATACGCTGACTAAAGCGTCCGTCACGGCGAATGATGCGGGAACCTATCACGTTGTGATTTCCTCTGCGGCATTAGCGCCGGTCACCAGCTCGAATGCGGTTATTGCCATTTCTTAATCTCTTATACGGCCTATGGGCCGTTTTTTATATCAAGGACATACTATGAAAAACCTAAAAACGGCGTTGCTCACCCCTTCAGCCAATATTCTTGCCTGCCAGCTGTTTGGTGCAAACGTCTCTATTCGCCAACTGACATTGGGCGAGCTTTATGACTACGAGGCAAAGCTCAAGACACTACAAGATAAAAACGATGCGCACGCAACCAGCTTGCTCGGTGCTGAGTTAGTGTTAAGCGCCATTGTTGATGAGACGGGGGTCGCTATCCACTTAGTTCCAATTATTATTGGCAGTAAGCGAGGGGGCCTATTTCAAACAATCCTAGGTGTAGCTCTCATCGGCGCTGCAACTTTTTTTAGTGGTGGTCTAGCTACTGCATTTACGGCATCGGGTGTATGGGGTGGTGCTATGGCATTAACTGGAGCATCGATGGCACTCGGAGGCGTAGTCCAAATGCTATCCCCCCAACAAGCTGGTATTCGAATGCGTCAAGATCCAGACAATAAACCCAGCTATGCATTTGGCGGCCCTGTTAACAGTACCGCTCAGGGTAATCCTGTTGCCATCGGTTATGGTGAACGAGAGATCGGCGGTGCAGTTATTTCCGCTGGGATATATACCGAAGATCAGCAATAAACATATCAATTCACAAGACCCGCTACGGCGGGTTTTTTTATGGGTGAAATATGATAAATGAGATTAAAGGTCATAAAGGTGGCGGCGGTGGTGGGCATACGCCGGTTGAATCACCCGATAGCATCCAGTCGATGGCCATTGCCAAAATATTGCTCGCATTGGGTGAGGGAGAGTGGGCTGGTGGCCTTGATGGTACCAATATTTTCCTAGATGGAACGCCGCTCACTAATGAGGACGGTAGCTCGAATTTCGAGGGAGTAAGCTGGGAGTTTCGCCCCGGCACCCAATCGCAGGAATATATCAAAGGTGTCCCTGCTGTTGAGAATGAAATCACCATCGGTACCGAACTTAAAAGTTCAGCTCCGTGGGTGCGTGCGGTTAACAATACCCAGCTATCGGCAGTGCGTTTGCGGTTCGGCTGGCCTGCATTGCAGCAGCAAAAAGATAACGGCGATGTGAACGGCTATAAAATTGAATACGCTATTGATGTGGCCACGGACGGTGGCGCATATCGCGAAGTGCTCAAATCTGCCGTTGATGGCAAAACGACAACACTTTATGAGCGCAGCCACCGTATTGACTTACCCACAGCGACAACCGGCTGGCAGTTGCGTGTTCGCCGTCTCACCGCCAACGCTAATAGCGGTCGTATTGCCGACACGATGAATGTTGAGGCTTACACTGAAGTTATCGATGCCAAATTACGCTATCCAAACACAGCGCTGCTCTATGTGGAATTTAACGCTAAGCAGTTTCAAAACATCCCTAAAGTAACATGCCGACCCAAGATGATGATTGTCAGAGTGCCGGATAATTATGACTCGGTGACGCGACAATACTCTGGTGTCTGGACGGGCGGGTTTAAGTGGGCATGGACTGATAACCCTGCATGGGTGTTCTACGACATCCTGATTTCTGAACGTTACGGTTTAGGTCAGCGAATTGACTCCACGCAGGTGGATGAATCGGAGCTTTATCGTATCGCGCAGTATTGTGATCAACTGGTGCCCAATGGTCGCGGCGGTGGAGGAATGGAGCCGCGCTTTAAGTGTGATGTGTACATTCAGTCGCGTGAAGATGCGTGGACCGTTCTGACGGACTTTGCCGCGATATTCCGCGGTATGACCTGTTATGGGCAAAATCAGATTGTGACACTGGCAGACATGCCGCGAGACTTGGACTACACCTATAACCGTACCAATGTTATCAATGGGAAGATTACCTATTCATCTTCCAGCGAACGCACGCGGTACACCACTGCCATGGTGGGATGGTCAGACCCAGCCAATCATTATGCCGATGCGGTCGAGTCTGTGTTCGAAAATGCATTGGTACGCCGTTATGGGGTGAACCAGACCGAGATCACTGCCATTGGTTGTACGCGTCAAAGCGAAGCTAATCGCCGTGGGCGCTGGGCATTATTGAGTAATAGCCAAGATCGAACGGTTGAGTTTTCCGTGGGGCTCGATGGTTTAATCCCGTTTCCGGGGCATATTATTGGCGTTGCCGATCAGATGCTCTCCGGGCGAGTCATGGGAGGCCGCATTAGCAGCGTTGAAGGGCGAAATGTTCGCCTCGACCGCGAGCCAGACATTAAGAGCGGTGACCGTCTGATCGTTAATTTACCTTCTGGTATTAGTCAGGCCAGAACGGTGCAATCGGTAAATGGTCGCCTTGTCACGGTGACAACAAGCTACAGTGAAACTCCGCAGGCAGAATCAATATGGGCAGTTGATGCTGATGAACTTGCTGTGCAGCTCTACCGCGTTGTGAGTGTGGCAGACAATAACGACAACACTTACACCATCGTTGGGGCTTACCATGACCCAGACAAATATGCGCGGATTGATACCGGCGCACGCATAGACGAACGTCCCATTTCCGTTATTCCTCCGGGTGTTCAGGTGGCGCCAGAAAATGTTCTTATTACCAGCTACTCGAGCATCAATCAGGGGATAGCCGTTACCACGCTGCGCGCAACGTGGAACGCGGTGAAGAATGCGATCGCTTATGAGGCTGAGTGGCGAAAAGATAACGGTAACTGGGTATCAGTCCCTCGCACCTCGGCGCTGGGTTTTGAGGTTCCTAACATCTATGCGGGGCGCTATTTGGTCCGCGTTCGTGCTATCAACGCCAGCGATATTTCTTCGCTGTGGGCAACGTCACTTGAGACGCAGCTTAACGGGAAAGAAGGAAAGCCGCCCCTCCCTATTGGGTTCAAAGCTGATCCGCTGGTTTTTGGTATACAGCTTTCGTGGAATTTCCCCGATGGGGCGGAAGATACGCTTAAAACTGAGATTCAGTACAACGATAAAAACGCTGAAGACGGAGCCATGCTTCTATCTGATATTCCGTATCCCCAGCGCAGCTATCAGCAGATGGGGCTAAGCGCGGGCCAGTCATTCTTCTATCGTGCTCGATTGGTGGATAAATCCGGCAATCAAGGTGATTGGATTGATTGGGTATTGGGTGAATCGAGCACGGATGTTGATTGGATTGCCGATGAAGTTAAAAAAGAGATCGAGCAATCGGAAGCCTTTAAGGAGATCGATAAAAATCTCACGGATTCCAACGCAAAGCTACAGGATGCTGCAGAGGCTGCCATTCAGAATGCGCTGGCAAATGATGCCGATGTACGCCGCTGGATGGCGCAGAATGGCGACCGTAAAGCGGAAATAACGGAAACCCGTCAGGTCATTGCCACGGAGTCAGAAGCTCGGGCTACGGCGGTTGATAAGCTAAACAGTAAAACGGATAAGACTGAGGCTGATTTAACCACGCTACGCGAAACGGTGGCGACAGATATAGAAGCTATATCAACCCAAGTCACCGGACTAACGTCTACCGTTGGCGAGAATACGGCAGCGATACAGGTTCGTGGCCAGACCATATTTAATCAAGATGGGACGGGTAGCGCGGTTTACAGTATTGGGACTGGGGTGACCTATAACGGCCAATATCATGCTGCGGGATTGTCCGTTGGTGCCGAAGTGAAAGGCGGTGTGGTAAGTACGAAAATCCTCGCCAGTGCTGATCAGTTCGCGGTGTTAAACCCTGCGACTAACGGGTATACGCTGCCATTCTTCATCCAAGGCTCACAAACCTTTATTGTTTCCGCGCTCATCCAAGATGCCTCGATCACGAACGCCAAAATTGGCAGCTATATCCAGTCAAATAATTACGTGGCGGGTAAGGCTGGGTGGCGCATCGATAAAAATGGTGTGTTGGAAATGAACTCGGCGTTAACAGGAGGAGGTCGCTCTGTGTTTGATTCTAATGGGATGGCTGTGTATGACCAAAACGGTGTAAAACGCTTTGCTGCGGGGTACAAACCATAATGGGAAGTTACGGTGTTTTTGCTTATAACGCTAAAGGCGTTGAAACGAGCGCTATCGATGGGCGCTCTTTTTTTCTTGATAGCATTGGTATTTCGGGAGCAAACGCCAATGGCAGTAAAAGTTACCCTAGCGTGAATCTCAATATCTATAAATTAACGTACGCAATATCAGGATCGGGAGGAAGTGCCGGCGCTTATATTCACGCCAAAATCAACGGCAATAAGATTACGTGGAACAGTGTTGTTCAGGATGCAAAATATATAACGGGATATATTTTTGTTTGTTTAGTGGAGATTTAAAATGGCCTTCGTTGTTGAATTAAAAAACGCAAAAGGCCATACGATTTATGACACAAGTTTGCGTAATTTCTCACTGATTTCTCGACAGAGGGTTACCGTTCCCCCTCCTCAAAATGGCGGCGTTGAGATAACGATACCGAATCCGGAAACCACGATCCCTTTTGTACGCATTGAAGGAAATTACGAATCTAACGTTTGCTTGATCGGTGGGGTGGAAGGCAATAAGTTAGGCTTAACGCTAGCACCTCCTGCGTCTGGTTCGGCAGCGGTAACAAGCAAAATCGCCATTATTTATTTTATGGGGGTGGGGACAACCGGTATCGTTCCTGAATACGGTGCTGTTATTCGAAGCGCTTCTGGTGCCGTTGAATGGTCTTCGTTAGATAATCCCCTGTTTATTCGAGCGATGGCGATTGCTGATGCTCACGCTACGCCGAATGCCAGCATGATAAGTGGACGACCTATTGCCGTTTGTCCTGCGATTACAGGAACCATACAGCGTAATGGTGGTGGCATTGCATTTAGCGTTGTCACTGGGTTTGCCAACGGGTTGCGTTCACAGGCATTTGGTAATTTCAGCGGTTCAGGTGCTTGGTATTGGAGCACAATGGTATCACCAAGATTGGATTATCAGGTTTACATCGAAACTGATTACATGGACTAATTCTTACTAACCCGCTTCGGCGGGTTTTTTATTGGAGAAAATATTATGTCTTTATATGAGACAGGCACGATCACGGGCGCTTTAAATTCAACGACTATTAGCGGTACAGGCACGAAGTGGAGCGATCCAAAGATCGGTATCACGAATGGTTCAGTGCTGTTTGTATCTTCTAGCGCGGGCATGGATGGTGTTTATCAAGTTAAGCGCGTTATCAATGATACTTCCATAGAGTTGGCCCAGCCGATTTATAAAGCATTTACC